GTGCTGATGTTCAACGCCGGGCTTTATGATTGGTTTATGTCTCAAACCGAAGGATTGGCAAAGGTAGCAGCCGATAACGTGAGAAGTGGCGGCGAATTTAATTTTATGCCATCACATGCCCTCTATCTAGGGCCATTACTGGATGACATGATAACAACACACACGGATCAGTCCGAACAATTAACGGCACTAAAAGCCGCGTGCCTTTCTTATTCGGTAAAAGAAACTAATCCCTACGAAAATGTAAGCGAATACGAGTGGGCGCTAAATCGAGGCGTAGATATTCCAACGAAGCCGATTAAATACGAGGGCGGGTATGCGTTTATAACGCTAAAAACAGACTCGCCAGATTTACACAATCCGCAAATTTTAAAGCCAGTAAATGGTCAGTTAATGCCAGTCGGCAACTTTAGAAAAGTAAAAGGCGCGGGAAAATATTCAGTTGCTTGCCCTGCTCACTCTGGCTTAGTAGTGCATGATTATTACGGTGCGATGTAATGCCTTATTTGCTTCGGTTTGATGGAGTTAATGATTATGTAGAGGCGGATTTTACACAACCTTCAAGCGGACAAATTACGCTTGAAATTGATTTTCAAATGCCTACATCACCCCAGAATGATAGAAAAGTATTTAGCTTTTCAACTGCAAATAACGACACAAGATTTTTAATTCGTTATTTTTCCAACGGGACTATCGGTGGATTCATAATAAGGACCGGTGTATTTAGGGCTATCCCTGCTTCATCGTCTGGCTATTCGGGGCAAAGGGTAAAAATTAGGATGGAATATTACCCCGCAAGAGGTGAAACTGATTTTTACATCAATGATCAACTAGAGAGTACATCCGCAACCAACCTTGGGAACCTTCTTAATCTTGTCAAAGTTTTTTTAGGGAGAGAAAATTCTAACTTTACGGGCTACTCAGAAATAGATCTGCACAGCGCATCTGTAAGCATAAATTCAACAGTCATAAGCAATTATGATTCATCTGCATCAAACGGAACAGGTTTAATCCTTCCCGACACCGTAGGCAGCAACGACGGCACGCTTGTAAACTTCCCAACCGATAACAGTCAGTGGGTGTTTTTTAGTGGTGGTGGCGCAATATCGGCAACAGTAACGGAGCTATCGCAAAGCTTTAGTGAATCATCATCAATATTAATATCCGCAACATTAGATGCATCGGTTACTGAATCTAATTTTGATTTCACTGAATCATCAATAGCAACAATAACAAATAATTTAATATCGATATCAGTTACGGAATCTAGCCAAAACTTTAGTGAATCGTCATCGGTCGATGTATCTAGCTTGTTATCTGCGGCGGTTACAGAATCAAGTCAATATTTTGCAGAATCGTCAACAACTGATATTAGTGCTAATATATCGGCATTGGTGACTGAGTTCGCGCAAGACTTTGAAGATTCTATCAGTATCAACTTGACTGGCAGCTTTACAGCAGAAGTAACAGAATCGGCAATTGACTTTGATGATGCGTGCTACATCCAATTACCAGTTCAGCGGTTAGCACCGCGTAAAATAATTTCAGTTAGCAATCGTAGCGGAAGCACTGTAAGGGTTCGCCGACGCTCAACAACGATAAGGGTAAAATAATGGCTCAACGTTCGGTAACAGAGTGCAACGCAGCGCTAGACGCAAGAAACGCACTAGCAAACGGTGGTAGTGTAGAGATTAGAAGCGGCAGCGCAGCAGACATTGACAGCGCCGCGACGGGTAGTGTATTGGTGACTTTTACGCTGAGTAACCCAGCTTTTGGTGCAGCGAGCAACCGTGCATCAAGCTTAAATCTTCCCGCCTCAGTGACAGCGAGCGCAGACGGTACAGGCGCACCATATCATTACGTATTAAAGAACTCAGGCGGTACAGTAATGCGTAACGGCACAGCGGGCACAAGCGGCACGGATATGATTTTAAGCGCTGCAACTTGGTCCACTGGTGACGATGTAGAGATCACGGCGTGGACTACATCAGAAGGTAAAGGGTCTAACTAATGAAGCCAAACAAAAAGCGTAGATATCAGACAGCGGAGGATATGCAAAAGGCGATAGACGCTTACTTTGCTAACCCGCATACCAAACCTTACATTTACAAAGGTGAAACGTTCGAAGTGTACGCAATGACGGTTGAATATATCACCATTAATCACTTGGGCTTTAAGTCTAAACAGTCACTGTACGACTACAAGAAAAACTACCCAGGCGAAGGTTATGAAGAGGTTATTAGTAACTTAATAGATCGCCTAATAGATTATTGGCATTCGGCTGGAGAGCATGGCAACGGTGCGTTTGCGGCTTATGTATTGGCAAGCCTTGGAAGAGATAAAGAGCGGGTGAAGTTTGAAGAAAACATGACATCACTTAAGAAAGCAAATAAGCTTTTAGAGTTAGCAGGCAATAACGAAATATCGCTAGACACCATGCAAAAGATGATGGCAGGCGTTAAAGCTGAGTCAGACATCAATAAAGTGGATGAGCTTGAGAGGCTTGTGCGTGAGTTGGCGGATATGGCGGGGATTAAATGAGCCTAGCCGCACTACGTAAACAATTAGACCAAATAGCGCCAATCATTAAGGCGCAGTCTGGCAACGTAGAGGAAACCGTTTACGGCGTAGTTGATAGGATTAACGAAGACGGTACGCCGCATTTCATTCGCAAGTGGAAAGGCGTGATCGGCAACATGCGCCCCACGGATGAAGATCCGACCATTTACGTTATCGAAAAACTAGAGCCAGCCATTCTCAAATACAAAAAATACAAATGTTTATACGGGGGCAGGGCTGGCACTAAGTCAATTATGGTAATGGACACGGTTGTTGGCGATGTTAACGCTAACGGCTCTAAAGTGTTTGTGTTACGTGAACGTATGAAATCACTAAAAGATACCATATACGCGGGTATCGTTGGGCGCATTGATACGTTAAAAATAAAAGGTTTTACGCCTGTACCATCAGAGCGAGAAGTGCGCCACAAAAACAAAGGCAAAATAACATTTGGTGGCATGCAAAACATTATCGATATGAAGGGTTCGTTTGAATACAAATACTTTCTAATGGAAGAGGCCGCGCGAACAAGTCAACAAACTATTGATACGCTCGGCCCTACATTGCGGGGCGTAGACGGTGCTGAATTGTGGTACGTATGGAACCCCGAAAGCGCAAACGACCCAATGAGCCTAGAATTTATCGTGCCGTTTCAAGCGCAATTAGACAAGGACGGTTATTACGAAGATGATTATCATATGGTCATTAAGGTGGGGTTCGAGGATAATCCTTGGTTTATGCACGACCAGTCGCTACGCGAAGAATACGAAAAAGATTTACAGAAGAAAAACGAGGGCCGTATGAGCGAATCGCGATTTAACCACATTTGGCACGGTGCATTTAATGATGATATCGACAACAGCGTTATTAAAGCGGATTGGTTTGATGCGTGCATTGATGCGCATAAGAAGCTTGGATTTGAGGCGCGTGGCGGCAAGATTGCAGGCTTTGACCCGTCAGACGTTGGCAGCGATGCAAAAGGATACTGCATGCGTCATGGCGTGGTGTTTACTGATGTGCGCGAGATTGACGCGGAAGATGCGAATAGAGCCTTTGATATTGCTTCACGCGACGCCAAAAACGCTAGTGTTGATTCATTTGGTTGGGATTGTGATGGCATGGGCGCTTTGTTGCGTGATCAGGCGGCTGCAAACTTTAATGGTACAAGAGTTCGGACGTTCATGTATAAAGGGTCTGAGGGCGTGCATAACCCAGAAGCCGTATTTAAACCAGTTGGCGATTACCATATCCGTGACAGCAAAAAGAATAAAGACGTATTCATTAACAAGAAAGCGCAAAATATTATTAGCTTTGCAGAGCGTGTATACAAAACATGGGAAGCGGTAGCGCATGGGAAATACCACAACCCAGAAGAGCTGGTTAGCTTTGACAGTGAGGCTATACCGCATAATTTTATGCAAAAGCTACGGTCTGAGGCATGTCGTATGCCATTAAAACCATCTGACAAATTCAGATTTTACACTAAACAGGAAATGCGAAACGGCATTAAGCAGCCAGACGGCAGTAAGATAGTCATCCCATCGCCCAACCTATTTGACGCAGTGGTGCTATCTTTTGACAATAGTGCTAATATAACGCAAAGCAGAGTAAACAAAACACACAGGCCACAAGCCATGCGACCAATGGGGCGTTAAATGTTAGACTTTCAAGATTTAAAGCGGATGCAAGAAAAGGCGTATCAACACGGCTATGATACGAGATTAAAAGCCGCTGACGATATGCTTTTTGCATGGGTGACGCAATGGGATGATGAATACCTAAACGGCACTGACTTATCCACTCGCTTTGAGTTTAACCTTATTCGCAAGGCGCAACGGCAAATCCTAACTGACTTGGTGATTAACCCTATTCAAGTCGATTTCGATCCCGTTGATGATACGTTTGATCAGGCTTCTGAGATTATGGATGGCGCGTATCGTGCTGATATGCGTAACAATAAATCACAAGAGGCTAAGAAAAACGCCAATCAAGAAGCGGTAGTGTGCGGTGTTGGTGCGTGGCGATTAACAACTGAGTATCGCAACAACCTTGAAGATGACGACAGGCAAAGAATTATTCGAGAGCCTATTTTCGAGGCTAACAATCGTGTGTTTTGGGATCCTAACGCGCAACTTATCGACAAGTCAGACGCTAATTATGTAGCAGTCTTATATCCGTATTCATTCGATGCTTACAAAGAGTTGTGCGAAGAGTTGGGGTGCGAATATGCACACCCTTCAAGCTTTGCAGAGCCTGAAAATAGTTATACGTTCCCGTGGATTGGCGCTGACGAAAAGGTCAATATAGTCAAATTCTATCATCGCGTATTGAAAAAAGTTAAGTATTACACATTTGCCGACGAATTCGGCAATCGTCGCGTGTTGCAACAAGACGAAGTTGACGAAGATGATTTGATTGATGGCGGCTTTGAGTTTGAATCAGAAAAAGAGATTAAACGCTATGTGGTGACAGAATATATTGCCAGCGGCGCTGGTATCATGGCTGAAAACCGCATCGCAGGCGAGCACTTGCCAGTTGTCCCGCAGTACGGTGAACGCCAATTTGTAGAGGATGAAGAACACTACGAAGGTATCGTGAGACTTGCTAAAGACCCTCAACGCTTGCGTAACTTCCAAATGTCTTATTTGGCTGACATTGTTAGTCGTAGCGGAAGAAGCAAGCCTATTTTTACTGATGAACAGATTGCAGGTTATGAGGACATGTACAACCTCAACGGGCCTGATAACAATTACCCGTACCTGAAGCAAAACCACCTCGATAGTAACGGGCAGCCTTTACCTGTTGGGCCTGTTGGTCAAACGCCTGATGCAAACGTACCACCTGCGTTAATGGCGGCTATGGCTGAATCACGCGCAGCAGTTGACGATGTAGCGAGTCCGGGCTTACCACAAGATATTACCGACCCGTCACTATCTGGTAAAGCAGTGCAAGCATTACAAAAGCGCCTTGATATGCAATCTTATACATACCAAGACCACCACAAATACGCCATGCGCCGCGACGGCGAAATATATGCGTCAATGTTTCGCGATGTAATGGACAGTGAGCAAGAGATTGTACTTGTTCAGCTTGATGGCACTACGTCAAGAGAAACGATTAACAAAGCAGAGATTGACTGGTCAAACATGCAAACGCAGATTGTGAATGATGTGCGTAAAATGATGTTTGATGTGTATGCGGATATTGGCCCATCGTTTGAATCGGTTAAATCACAAAACCGCGAAGAGCTGAAAGAGTTAATCAACGGATTGCCGCCCGGCGACCCAATGCGAAACATTCTTCTAAACGAGTACCTGACCATGCTCGAAGGTTCGCACATGGAAGATGTACGAGACTATGCGCGCAAACAGTTAATTCTTCAAGGCATCAAAAAACCAGAAACGCCAGAAGAAGAACAGATGTTAATGCAGGCCCAACAAAACCAACAGCCTGACGCGCAAACTCAGGCGCTACTGATGGAAGGTCAAGCAAGAATGCAAGAAGGTCAAGCGGCGATTATGAATGAGCAGAACGACCGCATTAAGCTGCAAATCGACCAATACAAAGCCGACACAGACCGTCAGAAGGTGATTATTGAAGCGCAAAAAGCTGGATTGCAAATGCGCGACATAGCGGTTAGTACGCAAGGCAAGCGGATTGATAACGCGATGAAGTTGCGCCAAGGGGTTAGTGCACAATAAGGGGCATTAAGCCCCTATTTATTAGCATCCTCCCAAGCTAAATCGAAAAACACATTAAGCAAGCCGTAAAACATGCTTGAATCGACAATGCCTAAAAAGTATTGGCATTGTAGTTCGGCGATGCTTAAGACAAATTCATCTACGTTGCTAGGTGGCTTTGATATTAGTTCCCAGTTTGGCATGGTTAAGACTCCAAGAGTTCAGGGTTTTCGTAGATGTTACCTACCACTTCGCAATTATGAGAAGCCGAAATTACGTTATCCCCATGCGCAACCTCATGAAGATACATCTCCATATTCTGACTCGGTAGAATTAA